AAGCAACACCGGCGATACCGAAGGCGTGGTCGGTGGCATGATCGAACAGTCTGGCACATGGACCCTGACGTGCTCACCAGACGTGGAAGTTCGTGCAGATGACAGAATATACACATCCGGCAATCCGCAGGCGCTATCGCCATACTACGAGTGCATCGGCAGTGACTACGGTCACACGAACGCAGTCTCGCAAACCATAGGACTTCGCGCCAGGACAAACGGCTAAGTGTATACACTGCGTGGTGCAAGCTTCGCTGTCATCGCACCATGATAAAGGTGAAGTTATTGGTGGGGTGAGTCTATGAGTCCAGAGATGTGGGTCCAGATCGGTATACAGGCGTTTATCACGACGATGTCAATCGGTGCCGCTTGGGTGGCATTGCAGGTCAGGCTGACGCGCCTGGAGACTCAGGTGGCACATATCATCTCGACACTCGATGGGCAGCAGCAGGAAGTGCGCCGCATCGAACAGAGACTCGGTAAACTTGAAAACAAGGTTTCAGCGTTGGAGGCAGTGATAAACCGATGAACAGCATAAGCATCAAAAGACTCGTGGTCGTTGTGATCGTGGCTTTTACAGCTGCATTCACTAGTGTGTTCGGTGATGGCATCCGCACATCCGAAGCACACGACATCAGCGAGCTGGGCGCAGTGCTGGCACTGTACGGCAGCAAGGCGGTAGCGGCTGGCGTCTCCGCTGCGGTGTCTAGTGTGCTGGCTTTCTTGACTATGCCGTTTAGCGGGACGCAGATGAACGCTTTGAAGGTGGGTAAATGAACCTGCAAAATTACTACATAGTCAAGGAACCAGCACCATCTACTGATTGGCGTGTGTTTGGTGACATCTATGATAATGACGGCAACCTCATCGGTACGTTTGGTGTTGATGGAACATCAATGAATCAATGGTGGGTGACGCAGGACGATAACTTCCAATACGATTATGTGAATCTGTTTGGGCAGGTAATGGCACAGCAGATTGTGGCAGGAACGGCTGAATAATGGCAACAGCATTTGTATCAAGCTCAGGCACTGCGGCGTATCCGGGAACTGCTAGTCTACCGACATCAATTAGTCTTGCCTTGTCGTCAGCAGGAGCGGGTGACATTATCAATATCGCCCCGGGTAACTACACAGTTAACAATGTGACTTATTCCGGTGCATCAGGCACAGCAGGTAACGCTGTCCAGTTTATTGGCAATCCTAGTGGTTCTTTGTTTACTGGCATTCCTGCTGGTCGTATTTCGTTTACGGGTACTAATAACCTATCTACTGGTACCGGTACGCAACTTCTAACACTGACAAGTAAAAACTACGTACAGTTTAGCAACATCACGTTTGACCGTATGAATGCAATCGGCACTGCAATTTCAATTACTACGTGCGATAATTTGCAGTTTTCAAATTGCGTTTTCTATGGTGGTTGTTTAGTCATTGGTACAGCTGCAATACCTATTAATCATGTATGGCAAAACTGTATTTTCTTAGGTGGTTCAGGTGAACGTGCTTTAGATTTTAGGCTGCCAAATAACGCCACTACTTACAATAATGCTTTTATTGTAAGCAATTGTTTATTCATAGGATTTGTATCAAGTGGCTTTACGCGAGGTTGGATTGTTGACCAGAACGGTGGAACAGGTGTAAGCCCCGGTGGAGGATTGATTACTAACTGTACATTTTACGGACACGATATAGCCGTTTGTATTAGGACTGGTGGGTGGGCAGCATCAAATCCGCTTATTGTACAAAACTGTTTATTTGCATCAACAATCGCATTATTTGGTGCAACTATTACGAATACTAATTGTCGTTTTACATTTTCTACTCTAAGTAGTTCTACAGCGGGTACGGGAAGCACTTCAGGTGGCATTCTTGGAGCAGATATGTTTGAAAGTCTGCTTTATGGAATTTCTACACTCCAACCATTTGCCAGTATTCCATCAAGTCCTAACGCATCATTCGGCACAGCGACAAATGCTCCTGTGTCTGATATGTATGGTGTAACGTGGACTGGTACTAGTCCGGATGCAGGGTCGGCTACATTCCGTAACATTTCATCGGTTGGCTCATACCTACCAACCGAACGTAATGCTTCAGCCATCACAATCGCTCCAGCCTCCACCTCACAAAGCATCGAGCTCTACCTCGGTGCCACTGGCCTAACCTTCAGCACAACAGGTCTAGCGGCATACTACGTCCGCAACCAGAGCGCACCGGTGGCTATAACGCTGGTCACGCAGACACCTACAGGCGCGTGGTCATCTGGTGGATTTGCTGAGATATCGTCGAGCCTTGTGCCGGGTGTGTATCGTTTGGATGTCCCTAATGCAGCTTTCGCGGCTGGTGCATCTGATGTGACTATCGTGGTGCGTGGTGCTGCTGGCACGAACGGCGCGGTCTTGACGGTTACGCTTTCCTCTGGTGGCTTGACGGCAGCGCAGACAGCCGCAGCGGTCTTTGATGCTGTTGCGTCATCGTACACAACTGCTGGATCAATGGGCGCACGCCTGCTGAAGACAACGGTTGACAATCGTCCTGTGGATGTCGGGACATCAAACCACATACAGGCTAACGTCCACGCGATTGTCGATTCGACAGCAGCTGCGTCGGAACTCTCTGGCGCTCTACTTCACAACGGGACAGATTACATCAGCGCGGAGCTGTTGACGCCAGTGTCAGCTGCGACCAGCGTACACATCGGACCCTATCAACTCCTGGCTGATGGCTTAGGTGCTGATCAGCCGCTCGATGTCAATGTCGGCACCGCCACAAGCATCGATGTACAGGTCACTGACGCGAATGGGACTGGCATCGACATCACTGGCGCCACGGTCACGGCTAAGGTCTACAGCTCAGCGGGGACACTCGTGGCCACGTATACCGGCACTGCGACGTATGCGGACAATGGCCGGTTATCGTTTGGCTTGACAACTACGGTCACGAACACATCTGGCACGTACACTGTGACTGTGACCAGGACAACAGGAGCAACCGACACGCAGATCTTTGGACCATTGAGATTGTATGTGAGGCCAGTATGAGTGTGAACATCATCAACATCACCGAAGACCCGGAACAGGTTGTGCAGCTCGCTGCCTGGACGGGTGACTGGCACACGTACGTGGTGCGTCTGGTGGATTCAAACGGCTCACCGATTGACATCACGACAGGCACTCTCGCGGCGACATACACGAATGCTTCCACAGGCGTCGCGTATAGCTTCGTGACAGGAAGCGCCACGCTCACGAAGTCTCTCTCCTCACAGGGCATTGTGACAATCCTGAACCCCGCTGCATATCCAACAGCAGCTGTGATTCGCTTGACTTTGTCCTTCACCGTCTCGACTACCGTGCGACGCTTCGGTCCACTGCTCATCGAGGTCCTAGCACCGTGACCGTCAAGGTCGACCTATCAGGCTTTGACGACGCGGAGGAGCGTTTTCGCATGCTATCTGTATTTCTCCAGAATGCAGTGAGCGCTTCGTACACTGGCATGATCGCGCTCATGACAGGCGCAAAGTCGGGACGACGCTATAAGGTCGGCGGGACAGTCTATCAAGCATCCGCGCCAGGACAAGCACCAGCGGTGCGAACTGGATTCCTGCGAACCTCGATCACGATTGGCAAAGTCAACGATTACGAATATGTGATCTCCATCGCGGCGCCTTATGGCAAGATTCTCGAGTTCCAAAAGAATCGACCGTTCGCAATACCTGCCAGCACGAAGGCATGGAGTGTTTTCCAGGGTGTAGTGAGGAAGTACTTCAATGGTTGAATCCTTAGTCGTGGATGAGTGGATCTATGACACGCTCACAGCTGATGCAACGCTTCAGGGACTGCTGGCGGTCGATAACAGGTCGCCATCGTACCAGCAAGGTATCTATTTGTACTTGGCTCCTGAAAAGGACCCAATCAGTCTTCGGCAGCCACAGGTCCCATACATCGTTGTACGTCACACTGACGCTGGCCAGGCTGACACGACGTCGATGTGTGGTGGCCGCATAGTGACCACATCAAGCCATCAGGTGTGGTGCTGGGACACGCAGTCTGGTGCTGTCTCGATGTCACGTATCAAGGGCATCGTGGACCGCATCGACACGCTTCTAAATAAGCAGACAGTGTCAAGCACCACGCCGCCATTCTTCTTAAATCGTTCGAGCGTAAGCTCATCAATAGACGTGAGCCAGGATGGCCGCGTCGACAATGGCATCAGCCAGTTGTATGTCGCCACAATAAGTCCATAGAGGTATCCACATGTCCCGTCCATTACTCGCCAAAGATGTAACTTTGACCGTCACTTTCACAGCTGCTGCTTTGACTGGTGACACAATCGCACTGCCATCCACGACAGCAACCTCTGTCGTATGTCTCGCTAAGAGCTTCTCATCGACTATCACGCAGAACCTGGTCAATGCCACGGCATTGTGCGCGGTATATGAGGCATCACTGTCTACGACACAGGCTGGCTCAGTGAGTATCGAACTGTATGTCGACAGTGCACTTGGACCAATCTTCGCATCGAAACTAGGGTACGGCTGTGAAATCGATGTAGACTTGGATGGAACTGGATCCGTGGCTGGTGCTGTCCTCAAGTATTTCGGCATGGTCACTGAGGCCGGTTTATCTTTGACACCTGAAGAAACACAGACTGAGACCGCAACAATCAAGCTCGGAGTCAGCGGAATCACTGGTCTATATGGAGCATAACTTTGAGTTCAATCTTTGATGACATTCCTAAACTAGAAGGTAGGCCGAACTATTCGGTCGACATCGAGCGCTTCATCGGAGCACCTGGTGCTTTTGTGTTTAGGGAACCGAAGGCGTCGGACCTGTTTCCACGACCTGAAGTCGAGAAGATGTTAAAGATTGCATTCCCTGAGTTTCCTGCTCAGATGCTTCAGATTCTGATGATCATGGCCAGGTGTTATGTGACTCAGGCTGGCGACGGTGAAATCAATCCGGCGCGCCGCTTCGCTCAGCTCGCTCGTGATCGGTCCGACATATACCTCTATACCGTCGGAGAGTTTGCGCGAGCGTTTCCGATTGACATCGAAGCGGCGGTAGACGAAGTCCCAAACGACTAGGCGGGGTGGCGCAAAAGATACTGTACACAAGTGTTCGGCATCTAAAGCGTCATCCCCGTGAGACTGATCTGACGCTCGAGGAGTTTGCTGAAGTCGCATGGGCTGGTGAAGTCTGGGAAAATCAGATCGTTGAAATTGTCAAGGCCGTCATGTCGGTCCTGGCTAAAAGGACTCTCTAATGGCGCTCGGCATATTCGACATCATCTTTAAAGTTTCAGGCGCTGGTGATGCTGTCCAGGCGCTAAAGAACATCAAGACTGAAGCGAAGCAAGCAGCTGATGGTTTGACACAAACTCAACAGTCTGCTGGCAATCTCGCGAATCAGTTTAAAGGTTTACTGGCAGGAGCAGCTATAGCTGGTTTTGCAAAGTCCGCTCTCGATGCAGCTGTAGGTTACGACTCACTACAGAGAGCACTGGCCACGACTGTCGGTTCCACTAGTGAACTTACCGAGGAGATGGACAGACTGCGGAAGATTGCTCTTCTCCCAGGAATCAACCTCGAGCAAACAGTTAAGGGCTTCATCCGTCTGAGATCCGCAAAGTTTGACGCTAACACAGCAGAAAAGGCATTGACGGGTGTCGCGAATGCTGTTGCTTCTGTCGGTGCATCTGCCGATACAGTTGACCGTGTCATCACCGCGATGTCACAGTTGGCGAATGGAACGCAGGTCAATCAGGAAGAACTGAATCAGCTTCGTGAAGCTTTGCCATCGTTTGGTAAAGCGATGGATGCAGCGTTCGGTACGCAATCAGCCGAGCAGATTCGTAAGATGGGCATCAGTGGTGCAGACGCCGCGAGACGCATCGCTGACGCATTCAATGCTATGCCGAAGGCATCCGCAGGGCTTCAGACAGCAGTCGACAATGTAGCAGACACATACAATCAGCTACAGGTAGCAGTCGGTAACGTCATGGCATCTATGCTCATGGCATTTGGTCCAACGGTTACATCTGCACTAGAATCGACAACGAAACTAATTCAACAGATGACCACGGCTGGCACTGCTGCGAATGGCATGTTCAAAGTCCTCATCGGTATCGGCTTGGCTGCATTCATTATTGACCTGTCCTCAAAGTTTGGTGTGTTTGTAAAAGCCATTTATACGACCGTGACGGCGCTTCGTGCATTGACAGTCGCAGAGATTGTAGCGAAGGCCGCAGCGAATCCAGCAGCTGCTGCTGCATCAATCGCAGCAATCATCGCCGCTGCTGGTCTTTCTGTTGGTGCATTTGCCATCATGGATAAGATGTTTAAAACACCATCAATACCGCAAGTGGAGGCGACCGGAAATACAAAAGGCGCAGCACTTCCAGGTTTACCAAATACATCCGGCATTGCTGGAGCTGCAAGTAAAGCAGCAGGCGCAGCAAAGTCGACAGAAGGTAAAGGTGGCCTAATCGGTACGATGATTGACATCGCAACGTATGCCGCAAAAATGCAGGCGGCATTTGTCGACATGGCAAAGTCGATGGAAGGACACCTCTTCGAGATTGCGAAGAACACAGGTAGCACTCGAGACCTGCTCGATCTGCGGAAACAGACCTTCGGTGGCGGACGTCTGGGCGCCATAGGAGTGACAGCTGCCGAACTCAATGCAGGGAACAACGCAACGAACCAGGGTGGCGTTGGCATTATCCCGCAGACACTCATCCCGGCATCGACGGACCTTGAGCGAGCCATGAGGAAGATGATGATCCAGCAGGGACGTCAGAACCTGGTCACTGAAATGAGAAGAATTTAATGGCGACAAACTGGCCGCTCAAGGTCGAGGTCGACTGTCCTGAACCACGTCCTGGTTTAGGGCGCGTGTGTGTTGGTGCCGACGGAACTTCGTGGGACCGTGCGAACAGCACCGGCTGGTTTGACTCCGTGACAAATACCGCCATGCCGGCGCCATTGCCTGTCACTGAAGCATGGTCCAGCAATTACAGCGGACTCTATGCGAGAGTGCCACGAAGCGCCTACACGCTCGTGACAGGGTCTGTTTGGAAGCAGATGGAGATCAATGCGGCGGGTGATTATTACCTGACAGCGACGACGCTCGGCACTGCGAATGCGGAGTATGTCAAAACGACTGCGTCGTATGTTGCGAATCAAGGCTGGTACATTTCCGCGTACGTGCCGAACTGGGTCGACAAATCATCGTTGCCGTTTCTTCGAGTCGTGTGGGGTTATGGATCCGCATCGACAGTCGAGATGGTATTTCGTGGCGACGGCTCATGCATCGTCTACAAAGACGGCATACAAAAGGGCGTCTACGACCAGTCTGACACGAACAAGAATCCTGGTCGAGCTGTAACCACGGCGAGCGCTGTCGGTCAACGTCAGGTCAGCCTGATGATTATCCCGCTTAAGCGTCGTGAAGTGCTCGTGACCTCGACCTTCGGTGCTAACTTTTGCCACACCTTCGAGGGTCTCAATGACGTCGAAGGAAACACCATCCTTCCGTCTGGTTCATTTGCCTGGAAGGTTCCCTATGGAAGACCGACGGTCCAGATCGCTCCGGTGGCATACGAGACGACCGGAATCTTTTACAGCAAAAACATCGAGCTTCGTTATCCTCCTCCGGTTGGTGCGACCTTCGTCCCGCAGCTGTGGGGTGATGTCGTTGGAACATCCGCAGGGACTGTCACAACAGCCGTCGCTGTAACCGATGGTTTTTCTGCGTACACGCCAGATGGCATCATTCAGAATCTACGAATCAAGGTGACCATCACGACTCCGAGTCCATACACGCAGACCTATGGTGTATCCGCAGCAATGGCGAGCAGCACACCAGCAGCGACATCAACTTATAATGGGCCAGTCGACATCACAAATTACATCGATGAGCTGACGCTAAGTGTTGATGAGACTTCGCGCACGACGCTTAAGATGAGCGCTAGGCGTCAGAAGCTCCTCACTGCTGGCGTAGCACAGCCACAGATCACAGGCGACCGTCCTATTCGTGTCGCTATCTCGAACAGCGCTGACCCACCGGTCTACACCGATATCTTTCGCGGGACACTGGCGCCTCCGCAGATTCAGTATGAGCAGGGTGATACGAGTCTAAAGTTCTCGACGTTACAATTTGAAGGACAGGATCGTTCACGAGACTTTGAGCTGTATTACTTCCAGGACGGAATCCTCTACGACGGCTACACCGCACAAAACGCCATCGGTGACATGATGACGATGGCTGGCTATCCTCCGGCTACTTACCTGCTATATAACGACGCGGTTGGAATCAATATTTCTCGCAGTCCAGACATCGCTCGCGGGTATTCAAACTTCGTGCCTCAGCGTGGTGACACAATCGCTTCGATGATTGGCAAACTTAAAACCGACTACGCCGCGACCTTCATCACGGGATGGTCTCCGACATCGAGTGGCTACAAATACCAGTGGTCGGCTCCTTTAGACCTCTCATCGGTCAGCGTCATGACTTTGTACCAGAGTGTCCCTGCCGCAGCAGCTGCTGGCGTCACTGCGGCTCTTCAACAGAAGCGTGTGGTCCGGAAGATGACTGGTCATTATGAGAGTCCAGAGTGCAATCAGATCACAGTCATCGGACAGGATCCACGAACAGGTGACCTAATCTATTCCTACGATGCGGATGATGCGAGTCAGACTGCTGGCACTGCTCCAGCATCCAGGCCATACAACTGGCGCGGTCGACCGGTCCCGTACATCCTAAGTGATCCGTCCATCACATCTGGCACTGTGGCTTATGAGGCCATGCTTGTTCTCAAAGACCGACTCATGACAGGTCGAATCCTGATCGAGTGGGAGAGTGACTTTCTTGTCTTAAGCAACGACAATAGACCTCTCTGGGTCCGTGACGTGGTGACTATCATGCAGCCTGACGGAGTGACCATCAAGGGTGTCTATCGAATCATCGCGATTCCGACGATCGAGTTCGTGG